TTAAAACCAACAACAATATCTGAATTTCCGCGATCTCAAAAAAGCGCTGACGATCAAGAAATGATAAAACATTTGGATTTTGAATATCCACATATAAGACAAAATATTGACGGAAAATTAAGTGAAGGAGTAGTATCTAACGTACAATCTTCAGAATCAAATATTCGCGATAGCTTTGCTCATCATCATTGGTGGAATTATAGAACGCAAGAAGATATTGATAAGGTATTTAACACATTAAAACCATGAAAGATAAAAATATTTTAGTAACAGGCGGTTTAGGATTTATTGGAAGCCATTTTGTAGAGCTCCTTCACCGTGAATGTAAAAATTGCAAAATAACAATAATTGACAGTTATGCATATTGTGTATCCAGAAAAACAGAAGATTACCTATGGGATATGTATAAAAAGTCTAGTAATGAATTAGATATAATATGTGAAAATATCTCAGATTTTAAATTAGATGAAGAGTATGATTATATTGTAAATTTTGCTGCAGAATCTCACGTAGATAATAGTATCAAAGCTGGTGATATTTTTATCGATAGTAATTATATAGGTGTATATGAATTACTAAAACAATTATCTGACACCACAAGATTTCTTCAAGTAGGGACAGATGAGGTATATGGTAGCTTACAGCTTAATTCAGACCCAAGCGAAGAATATAGTTTATTAGAACCGTCGTCTATATATTCAGCAACAAAAGCTGGCGCAGATTTATTAGCATTATCCTTTCACAAAACATATAAAAAGGATATTATTATAACAAGATGTACAAATAACTTCGGACCTAGACAATATTCCGAAAAATTTATTCCAGTTATTGCTTACAAAGCTAATAATAATGAGCAAATTCCAGTATATGGAAAGGGTAATAACATACGTCAATGGATATACGTCAAAGACCATTGCGAAAAAATATATAACGTATTACTGCAGGGAGATGCAGGAAAGATATATAACCTTGCTCCTGACTCAGAATACCATTCAGAAATATCTAATATTGAAATTGTAGAGATAATTTTGACGATTTTGAAAAAACCTAAAAGGTTAATTAGCTATGTTGAAGATAGAAAAGGTCATGATCTTAGATATAGCTTAAGAGATTCAATGTACAGATCAATGATGATTCAAGCTGGTAAGCAATTAGAATTTTCTGAAACTCAAAAAACATTTGCCGATGATTTAAGATATACTATAATGTGGTATATTGAAAATGAAAAATGGTGGAGCAAATAATCTCATAATAGACGGTAACAATCTATTATATCGAATCTTCTGGACTAATAATTTTAAATTAGACGAAGCAAACAGTCCTGGACAAGTATTTCTATTTTTACGGTCCTTAAAATCTTATGTAGATAGGTTTCAGCCAAAAGAAATTTATTGTACGTGGGATAAAAAACTAGAATGGCCCTCTACTAATTTTAGAAGCGAAGTTATAACTGTAGAATATAAAGCAAATAGAGATGATGATAAATTCAAAGACGTACATGAGTATTCTGAAAAAATACAAGAAGTTATTGCTTTATTAGGAGTATATAATATGTACCCACTTAGAATGGAGGCTGATGATCTAATGGCATGGTTATCAACACATTTAGATGGAAAAAATGTTATAGTAACTACCGATAAAGATCTATTACAAACAATATCTGTTGATACAAGAATTTATAGTCCTATTAAAAAGAAAGAAGTCACACTGCGTAATTTTGAAGAATATACAGGAGTATCCAAAGAACAATATTTAAATTATAGAGCTATAACAGGAGATAAATCTGATAATATTCCAGGCATACCCAGATACGGTCTAGCACGATTTAAAAAATTAGACTTAACTAAATTAACAGATGAACAACAAGTTATTTATGAAAGAAATTTAAAATTAATGGATTTGTCAGTCGGGTATGACTATTATCCTGATGAAGTCCCTATATATGAAGAACAATTAAAAAAATGTAAAACTCATAAAAGTAACTATAATAAATTTATAGAAGAAGCAAAAAAATTAAATATGTGGTCTATTGTAAGAAATTACTCTTCATGGCGAGAGTCGTTTAATAATAACGAAAATATAATAAATATTATTAACAAGGCGATTAAAAATGCGAAAAGTTGAATATAAGCAAAATGCTAAAAATATAATGGGCCCAGCTGGTAATACAATTACACCTGTAATGAGAGAAATTAGAATGGGTAATGAAATACGTACAGAAGCGCATTATACTGATCCTCATACCGGCCAATTTATTACAAAACAAATAATTGATGTTCGCCCGGTAGATGAAGCTAAATGAAGTAATACCTCAAGCATATATTGTTGAGAAGTTTTATCAATACGCGGGGTATCCTAAGTATAAAAAATTAACTAATGTATATGAAGGCGGATGTCCTATCTGTAGAGAGGGTAAGTCTTGGAATAAGAAAAGAAGACTTTACTACATAGTAAAAGAAGATCACATTTTCTGTCATAATTGTGGATGGAGCGGTTCTCCAATTAAATGGGTACAGGAAGTAACTGGTAAGAACTATATTGATATAGTTAATGAATGTAAAGATATAGATGTATTTAATATTCCAGTCGCGACAGAAGACAAATTAACCCCAGAAGCTCCTCCTCCCTCTCTTCCTGGTGATTGTATTAATTTATACGATAAAGCTCAATGTAGCTTCTATAATCATGAATCAATGGTAACATATGCCATAATTACATGTAAGGAGAGGAGATTACTAACAGCAATAAATAAACCTAAATCTCTTTGGTTCAGTAGAAATGATTTTGTACATAAAAACAGAATAATAATACCGTTTTATGATAATGATAATAAAATCGTATTTTATCAATCAAGAAAATTAAAACAAAATAAAAAAGACACAAGACCAAAATACCTCTCAAAAATCGGAGCCGATAAAACGGTGTTTAATATTGATAATGTAAACAACGCTTTAGATTATATGTTTATTTTTGAAGGTCCAATAGATAGCTTTTTCGTCAAAAACGGTGTAGCAGTCGGTGGTATTAGTAAAGGTAGATCGTGTTTTACAAAACGACAAGAACAGCAGATAATACAAAAACCGTTTCATAAACGAATTTGGGTATTAGATAATCAATATTGCGATCAAACTGCAAAAGAAAAAACTCAATCACTACTCAGTCAAGGAGAACACTGCTTTATATGGCCTAAGGAATTATTAAATTTTAAAGATTTTAACGATTTATGCATAAAAATAAATCGTGACGAAATTACATCACGATTTATAATCAAAAATAGTTATGCCGAGTTAAAAGGCAAATTATTATTATCTCAAATATGACTTAAAAATAACCGCCTAACCACTCTGCCTCGAGTTCCTCTTGTCGCTTTTTTGACGTCGCTGACGAGCTATCTGATGCTGGTGCGGGTGCGGGCGGGCTCCAAGACGCTAGCTGGTCCTCCGCGGCCCTTCTATCATCTTTTGCTGTAATATATGCAGCTTCAAGAGCATCTACGTTTGCCTGTTCTTCCACAGTCATTTTTGGAGCGTCTGGACCAGGTATCGCGGCTTTCCAAGCTGTACGCGCTTCTGTAGCTACTACAGTCTTCTCATTTACTTTTGTTTGTAATTCTGCTTGTGTTGCCATAATATTAATTATTTATGTTTTTCTATATATAAATTTTTGAAAATTTGATTTAAACTAGCTAATCTTTCACATACATCAAGAATTTCACCTTTTGTAGCATCTGAAACATCAGCAAAAATTGTACCAACTTTATTATCATTTCTCAGCTTACCTAAAATACTAGTAATACCTCCGTTAAGATATTGTAATACTTCATCAATATTACCAATCCATTCTTGCAAGTCTGAAAGTTCTTCCTGCTCGTTCGGGCTATTATCTACTACATCCTCAAAATCCTGAGCATGCTCAGGCTCATCTAAAGCATTTGTAAAAGATTGTTGATCATCTTCTGGATTTGCATCAACAGCTGGAGCTACGTCCTGGGCGGTAGCACCAAATTCATCTTCCTTAAGTAAAGATAAAAATTTATTTTCAAACTTTCCCATGTAACTATTTATTAAATACTTATGATGAAAGGCATACTTTTTGAAGATTTATATAAGTACACTAACAAGTATTGGAAAGACGTAAAGTCTAGACACGTTCGACCAACTACAAAAACGTTAGCTGATATTGCAAAAGCAAGCCCGGAAACTTATAATCAAGTTAAAGCTGAATTAGTTCCATTCCCTGGCGATCACTTAATCGAACAACTCGGTAGTGCTTATAAAAATGTATCCGACGCTAATTACTTATTAAATCAGCTTTTTGAAAATCCTTCCACACATATAGATGAAAAAATTGTAAAATCCGCAACTTTAAAGTTGCAAAAAATTCAGGATCTTATAAAATCTGTATCGGAAGATTTAGATCATGACGAAACAGATAGTTAAGAGTTTATTTATTGTATTTTTAATTTCATTTTCAATAGGTAGTATAGCAGTTTTATTTTACCCTTCTCTTACAACCTTTATAAAAGTAATAGTTGCAATAACTGGTATACAGATATTATTCTTTTTTCTATATAATAATATTCTTAGATATATCGCTCGTTTAAATCTCGAAAAAGAAGCATTACGATTATCCCAATTAGCTGAACAAAATCGAATATTAGCCGAATGTCAAGGATGTAAAAAAATGAATAATGTATATGTAACTCTAACTGATGAAAATGAATTTAATTGTGAAGAGTGTGATGCTCTTAATAAAATAACAATTGATATTAGCACCATCTTACCAACTACAATGATTTATGAAAAATAACTCTAAAGACTACTCGCAATTAGCCAGATGGTTGTGTTTATTTGAAGCTGTAAATATTATTTCTAATAAGGCAGAAAAAATAGGACATACAACAGACTGTTTAAAACCAATTCCTATTAACAAATATATCCGTGAAAGATATCCTTCTGTTTTAAAAGATGTAGAATATGAATTTAATAATAGTCTCCATACACATCATCATTAGTATTATAATCGAAATATTTCGTTTGCTCTGTATCTAAATCATTACCATAATTCGTATCCGGGTCAGTTACTCTACCCATACCAGAGACGTCAGACACCTGTGTAGATTTTGCTTCGGCGGCTAATTCTGCAGTGGTCTCTCCAGGACCAATGACCTTGGGTAAGAACGTATGATCGTTCCGCCGAGCTCGGAGTTTAAATACATAATGACCTTGTAATTGATTTATCTCGTTAATACTTTCATCTAACCGTTCAGTGATTTCAAATATCTTACCATTTCTACCCTCAGGACGATCATCACCGTATTCAATCAATTGAAATACATCTCCTGCAATTGGCTCAGCAATTTGTTTTTCATCAAAATTGTGCGTAGCAGCCCCGGTCCAATATCCATCAGATTCAGTATCAGATTCAGTAATTGTTAAAGGCAAAGAAGTACTCGACGTTACTTTTGCTTTTTGAGTTATACGAAACCCATAAACAGTACCACTACTCGATACACCAGAAGTCTTATAACGACTACGCCATTCAGCTACAAAAACATGACTTAACGAACGATTAATAGCGACAGCAATTGCATAAGAAACTAAATTAGCGCCACCTTCGACCTCAAAATGTGTTCCTGCTGTCTTAGCAGCTGTAAATAATGGATCAGGATTGGCCGCCGCGGCACTGGCTGTTATCATATGCGTACCACCACTTACTGATTGAAACGTAAAAGTATCGCCAGTTGATAAAGTTTGAGTTCCAGTTAATGTAGGATCAAGCCAGATATCTTTACATAACGTATCACCAGTTCCAGGTGATATGGCAACTCGTGTGGGGTACCTGCCTTGAATAGTAAACGCTCCTTCGTACTCACTGTCAGGATTCAACCCGGTATAGTCAGTAGCTGATAACTCGTTTTCAAACGTTTCAATATCTATAATAGCTGTTATTTCATCATCAGATATTAAACCATATTGCGAATATGTTATTGCTCCGTCTGTTAAATCTATTAACATTACAAACGTAGCTTTTGGATAAAATCCTTGATACGGGTTCTCACCATATACTTTATCAGTCTTATCTATGTCGAATTTACGCGCATAGTAATTTATCTGCGTACCATATAATCTTACTTGCTCTTTCCACCATCTTTTATATGTTTGATTGCGCTCATTTGTACCGAGAGCTTTATTATTAAACCTAGTAATATCTTCAGCGTCACTATGATAGTTAACTGCAGTTACTGTATCTGTACTCCATCCAGGCATTACTTTTTAAGATAGTATTGATTGTTTGCAATATACATTGTTATTCCTGTATTACCTAAATTTCTAGAGCCCGTCTCTTCAAGATCTGTAATTTTAAATAATTGTTTTATCTCTTGTACTTCTTGATCATTTAAAAGCCGTACCCCTGTTTGTGATGCTTTTAAATTTTTTAACTTATGAGGATATTTAGCATCTGCGCGATCACTGGCTGGTAACAAATTTTGATGGGTTCTATTAGAGCCTGTACTTCCTCTTAATTTATATAAATTCTTACATCCTAAGGCTTCAAGAAATTTTCGAGTAAATAACATTTTAAGTATTTAATAAAAAAGCCCCCTACATATGTAAGGGGCTTTCAAAGGTATTATGTTTTAATTGTATTATATCTTGGCATTAGCCTTTAGTTTACCAGGCTTACCACTGTTCTTCGCGACTCCAGGTTTCTTTCCATCACCGGTTTCTTTACCTGTTGAAGGATCATCATCTGTAACCTTTGCTTGACCTGTACCAGATGACTTACCACCTAAACTATCAGAGGCAGGATCTGTAGTTTTCCCGCCACCGTCAGAAGGATCAACACCTGGCTTCGTACCATCACTTGTCGGTTTCCCAGTTGACGTCTCATCTCCCTCAGCAACTGTGTCAGCGCTCTCGCGCCGGAAACTCTCATCAGGCACCTCTTCGTCTCCACCGAATTCATCCTCACCACCAAGCTCATCTTCAGGAGCTGGGAATTGATCAACCACGGCCTTTAAAGCATCGACTTGATCTGGTGTTAATGTTACAGTGATTTCTTCACCACCGAGCTCGTCTCCGAGTTCATCTCCGCCGCCGAGATCATCATCACCCGGTAGTCCGAGCTCGAACTCATCATCCTCGCCCATAACTTGCTCATAAAGTTTATCAAATATTGATTTATCTTGTGACATAATATTACCTTTGTTAGAATTATTTATACTATCCTCAACAACTTTCTTCTCTTTTTTAGTATTTTTTTCTTCTTC